ATTTTTCGTATAGTTTACTTAAAGACGGTGGAGTTAAATCCAAAATCATTAAGAAGTATCTACCGCTGATAAATCAGCAAGTTAACCGTTATCTTCAGATGATGGATTTCTATATCAACTTCACACTTGATGAGGAATTTAACGAAACCGTCCAGTCCCCAATTCATGAAGATTTTTCTTATGCTTCTTTCAGCGAGGGAGAGAAGATGAGAATCGATCTATCACTTTTGTTTACCTGGAGAGAGGTAGCAAGGATCAAAAACTCTGTCAACACAAATCTGTTGATCATGGATGAAGTGTTTGATTCCTCTCTTGATGGATTCGGCACGGAAGAATTTCTCAAGATTATTAGATTTGTGATTCAAGATGCAAATGTATTTGTTATCTCTCATAAACAAGGAATGGAAGATAGATTTGATAATAGTATTGGGTTTGAAAAGATTAAAGGATTTAGTGTTTTGTTGCAATAGATGAAGTAAATTGTAAATTTAACAAAAACTTCATGAAGTTATCATACGCTGACTAAATAATAACAGAATTGGAGATAGCGCGATGTAACCAAACTTGGTTATGATGTTCAATTTAAAGAATACAGAATTGGAGATAGCGCGATGTAACCAAACTTGGTTATGATGTTCAATTTAAAGAATGGAGAAGTCATCATGCAGCACAATCTAGTATCCCATAATCAATTGGCCGGTTGGAAAAGTAAAGTAGAAGAGATTCAAGAAACAAGCCACGAGTCGGCAGTAAATGATTATTTTCAGTGCCTAACAGAGTGCGATGACAATGTCCAATTATGCAAGCGCATCTGCAGGGAGGTTTTAGATTAACTCTCTGGGCAATTAAATAAGTGTCATACCCTCGCCTTTCTGGTGGGGGTTTTTTAGTATAATAGATTCATACGAAACAAAAGCATGGCTGTCAAGCAAGAAATCAAGTCCCAATTAGCAAAACTTCTTGCTACTGAGGATCTGATGGTAGAGCACAAACAGGTTCCCTGTGCCCAGTTTAACGTCCATACACGGGTTCTTACACTACCTCTTTGGGAGAAGGCAAGCAATGTTGTATATGACGTTCTGGTGGGGCACGAGGTGGGGCATGCACTCTATACTCCTGATGAGGATTGGACGGAGAAGGTTAAAGTACCTCACCAGTTTGTAAATGTGGTTGAGGATGCACGCATTGAGAGGTTGATGAAGCGTAAGTACGCTGGTATTTCAAAGACATTTTTCAGAGGTTACAAAGAACTTCATGACGAGGACTTTTTCTCTATATCTGACGAGTCTATTGCTGATCTTAATCTTGCTGATCGTGCAAATCTATACTTTAAGATTGGTAATTTTGTAGACGTTTCCTTCGATACATTTGAAGAAACTTTGATCATTCAAAAGATCTTCAATACAGAAACCTTTGATGATGTTCTTCGGGTTGCTGAAGAATTGTACCTGTACTGTAAGAAGCAGAAAGAAGAAGAGAAGGTAGAAGAAATCGAAATGCCGAAGCAGTCTGGATCTGATAAAGAAGAACAACCAGAACCTCAGAATGATTTTGCTTCTGAAGAGAGTGATATTGATATCCCTGATGGCGAGTCATCAATGATCAGTGAACCTGAGGAGAGTGATGAACCTGAAGTCCAGACTGCAGATGCTCTAGCAGAAAAATTGCAGGATCTTGTTTCTGAGTTCTCTAGTGACAGTGTTTATGTTGAAATTCCTCAACTAGATTTGAACACTGTTATTGCAAAAAATGCAGAAGTACACAAAGTGATTGATGAGCACTTTGATTATGGATCTACTTACGAAGGTAATTTTGATTTCAAGGAAGTTGATACTGCTTTTCGTCAGTTCAAAAAGTCTGCTCAGAAAGAAGTAAACTTTCTTGTGAAAGAGTTTGAGTGTCGTAAGGCAGCAGACTCTTATGCTCGTTCTAACACTGCTCGCACAGGCGTTCTGGACTGCTCTAAACTGCATACTTATAAGTACAATGAAGATCTATTCAAGAAAGTAACCACTCTTGCTGAGGGTAAGAATCATGGACTGGTGTTTGTTCTTGATTGGAGTGGATCAATGAACCAAGTAATGTTGGATACTATCAAGCAACTTTATAATTTGATTTGGTTCTGTAAGAAGGTTTCTATTCCTTTTGAAGTTTATGCGTTCACTAATGAGTGGTGTCGTGGATATTGGGATCTTAAGAATGAAGTACAGGTTCCTCCATCGGCGCAACCTCACTATAAAAAGAAAGCAGGAATGTTTGTCGTCTCTGACGACTTTTCCATGATGAACATGCTTACTAGTAAAACTTCTTCTAAGGAATTGGAACGGCAGATGATTAATATCTGCCGTGTCGCTAATTATTTTTCTAGTCAGTATCGATGCTCATATCATATTCCTGACAAAATTTCATTGTCGGGCACTCCATTGAATGAAGCACTTTGCGCTCTGCATTCGATTCTCCCTCACTTCCAGAAAGAATCTAAAGTGCAGAAAGTCCAGTGCATTGTCTTGACTGATGGTGAAGCAAATCCCCTTCCTCATCATGTCGAAATTAATCGTCGATGGGATACTGAACCTTATATTGGTGCTCTCCGCATTAATCCTCACAGAACTTTCCTTCGTGATCGTAAACTTGGAATAACTTATGCCATTGGTGATTATTGGCATCACTTTACAGATACAATGCTTCGCAATCTGAGGGATAAGTTCAAAGATATCAATTTCATTGGTATTCGTGTTCTTGTTCCTCGCGATGCCAAAGGATTCATGAGGTTGTATGATCCTGCGTTGATTCACTTTTCTGAGTGGAAAAAAGAACGGAGTTTCTGTATTAAGAATTCTGGTTATCATGCTTACTTCGGACTTTCTTCCAGTACTCTTGCTCAAGATGTTGACTTTGAAGTTGATGAAGGTGCAACTAAATCCAAGATCAAATCAGCATTTGCTAAAAGTTTGAAGACTAAAAAACTAAATAAAAAAGTTCTAGGTGAATTTATTTCCCTGGTAGCATGAGTTCTAAAATGAATTGGAAAGAAATAGCACTGCAGATGGAAACTAATCCTCGTGTGCGAAAAGTTATTCTAGAGGGGCCAAAAAGTCTTGCACAATTATTGATGATACAGGCGATGAAATTTAAATATGGACGATACGAGAAGTGAACACCAGGGGGGCGAAGTGCCTCCTTTTTCGCATATAATATACAGGTAAACAACAAAGGTACATGGGACTTTCCAAAGAAAGCATCATCGAATGTCTCCGCGAGTCCTACGGCGAGTCTGTGACTTCCGCTGAGATCAAGGCATTCTGCAACATGAATGACTTTAACTATCAAACTATCACTAACAAACTGACTGATTACAAAGTCGGACGTGGTAAGTGGAACCTGGAAGTAACAAAGGAGACTGTAGAAGAACTAGAAGTATCGTATAGTGCTCCTGCAGCAATGCCTGTTGTAGAACAAAACCTCATTCCTCAAAAAGATGATTCCTTCGTCAAGTTTGGTAATTTTGCAGATATTAAAAAAATTATTCAGTCCCGTATATTTTACCCTACGTTCATCACGGGTTTGTCGGGTAATGGTAAAACGCTTTCTGTCGAACAAGCGTGTGCCCAACTTGGACGGGAACTCATCCGTGTAAACATTACTATCGAAACAGATGAAGATGATCTTATTGGTGGTTTTCGCCTTGTTAATGGTGAAACCGTCTGGCACAATGGCCCAGTCATCGAAGCCCTTCAGCGAGGAGCAGTCTTGCTCCTTGACGAAATCGACCTTGCCTCAAACAAAATCCTCTGTCTTCAGTCTATTCTTGAAGGAAAAGGAGTTTTCCTCAAGAAGATTGGCAAATTCATTACGCCCGCAAAAGGCTTCAACGTACTCGCCACCGCAAATACTAAAGGTAAAGGTTCAGACGACGGACGATTCATTGGAACTAACGTGCTCAACGAAGCCTTCCTTGAGCGATTCCCAGTGACATTTGAGCAGGGATATCCTACAGTAGCAGTTGAAACTAAGATTCTTCGGGGTGTCGCTCGTGACATCAATGTAGTCGCTCCTGATTTCTGTAAGCGTCTGTGTGATTGGGCGGACATCATTCGTAGGACTTTCTATGATGGCGGTATTGAAGAACTTATCAGCACTCGTCGCCTGGTTCACATTATTCGTGCTTTCAAGATCTTTGCTGATAAGGAAAAAGCAATTCAAGTTTGTGTAAACCGCTTTGATGATGAAACTAAGCAGGCATTCCTTGAACTGTATGACAAGGTTGATGCTGACTTCGACTTGACAATTGACAAACCCACTATTTCTTGATATAATTATGACTAACGCATGGAGTTTACTGTCTGACGCTATGTCTGAACAAAATGATAGCATCACCATTCTTGGTGGTAATGTGACTGAAGCAACACCCGCTGATTATGAAGACTTCTGGGGTTATGAACCAGAGGTATTCGGATCCTGGAATTATAATCTTTCTCCTGATACGATCTCTTTTTCAACTTCTTATACTGGATCTCGGGTTGTTGGTGGATTGAAGGATGACACCTTTACCTTTACACCTGCTAAAAATAACAAATACAAATATAGTGAGGATGCTATTCTTAAAGAGTTGACTGACTATATTGCTGGCACTTACAATCAGCATTACTCTGCTGGTGATGATAAGATTCAAACTCTGGATCTGATTGAAGCTTGTGGTGAGGGTGAGTCCTTCTGCCGCAGTAACATTCTTAAGTATGCCTCTCGTTATGATAAGAAAGGCACTGCACGTCGCGACATTCTGAAGATTCTGCACTATGCTGTACTTCTAATGCATTTCAACGATAAGAATGCACAACGCGAGACTTACCCTCAATGAAATTGAATCCTAATACTATGAAACTGTCTGAATCCACTATTTCTCTTCTTAAGAACTTTTCTGGTATCAACCAGTCCATTCTTTTCAAAGAGGGTAACAAACTTCGTACCATTAGTGTGATGAAGAATATCCTTGCAGAGGCAGTTGTCGATGAAGAATTTTCTAAGGACTTTGGCATCTATGACTTGAACCAGTTCCTTGCTGGTTTGACTCTTCACAACAGTCCTGAACTTGATTTCAAGAATGATGGATATGTTGTTATCCGCGAAGGTAAGATGCGTTCTAAGTATTTCTTTGCTGATCCTAATGTAATTGTTACTCCTCCTGAAAAAGAAATCAATCTTCCTAGCGAAGATGTTTGTTTTGAAGTGAACACTGAGCAATTGAACAAACTGATGAAAGCAGCAGGTGTTTATCAACTGCCTGATTTGTCTGCTGTTGGTGAGAATGGTGTTGTCAAGTTGGTTGTTCGTGATAAGAAGAATGATACCTCTAATGACTTTGCTATTGTTGTTGGAGATACTGATTCTAATTTCTCTTTCAACTTTAAAGTAGAGAATATCAAAGTTCTTCCTGGAACTTATAAAGTAGTAGTGTCTCAGAAACTTCTTTCTAGATTTACTAACAAGAATCATGATCTCACATACTACATCGCACTCGAACCCGACTCCACCTTCGGGTAAGAAGGATTATCCATATCCCCTCTATGCTCCATGGTGGAAAGTTGAGGAGGGGAAAAAGAAATTTACTGTACCTATAGAAATCATTCAAGGTAAAGTAAAGACTGTCTTTAGTACTGATACTCCTGAAGAGGTTCTCATACAGTACGAGGATAGAGTTACTGCTGGTAATGGTGAGAAGGATGCAATTTTAAAAGGTAAGGGTAATGTGTGTTGCCTGATATCTGCTGTACTGTTTGAGTATTTGCAGGATCGTGGTATTCGTACTCATTATCTTAGTCTTCCTACTTGGAGGGCAATGTCCTGTAAAAAGTTATCAATTATTCCTGTAGAAGTTATTTGTAGGAATATTGCTGCTGGTTCTATTGTTAAGACTACTAATATTACTCAAGGTACTCTTATTAATCCACCTATCGTTGAGTTCTTTTTAAAGGATGATAGTAGGAATGATCCATTACTTACACCTGACCGTGTAAGGTTGATGGGGATTAATTCTCAACCTTTAATTGATATTACATTAGATGTTAATAATCATCTACAAGCATTATTTACTCTTATGGGATTTGATCTTGTTGATTTTAAACTTGAATATGGATACGATAATCATGGTGATTTATTCCTCGCTGATGAACTATCACCTGACAACATGCGACTCTGGAAAAAAGGAACACTGGAAAAGTTTGACAAAGACTTGTTCAGAAACGATGAAGGTGATATAGTAAAAGCATACAAACACATTCTCAAAGAATTGAGAAGGTTTATTTAATTATGAGTGATTTTATATTATGACTTCTGGAAAAAGGCAAGAGTTCCTCTGGTGCGAAAGATATAGACCCAAAACTATTGAAGAGTGTATCCTCCCAGAGAATATAAAGAAAACCTTTAAGGATTTTCTAAATAAAGGTGAGGTGCCTAATCTACTTCTTTCTGGACCCGCTGGGTGTGGTAAGACTACAGTA